ATATGACAATTGTTTAGAACTGATTTCAAGACCGAAAATAACAAGATGATTATAATAACCTTGTTGCGACAAAGCTAGACTGTCGCCGATTCCTTCAACAAGAATTATTTTTCGTTTTTCTTCAATAGTTTTCTTGAATATATTATCTTGTTCTCCTTGAATATTTATAGGATATATCCAATTACCTTTTCTGCCAATATGTTTCCACTTAGGAGCGGAACTGTTTGGTTTCCATAACAAATGTCTTCCGCTGATACCTATTACTTTTTTATTTTCATCGAATATCGGAAACACAAATCGGCCATTCATCTTTCCAGACATTGAAAAACCAGATCGATAAAGCTCAAGAGTTTGTGAACTTATGGCTTTTTTATTGTAAAAATCATAATGAGGAAGCAATGTCTTTACTTCTTCATGGTCAAAAAATTGGTCTGATTCCATTTTGGGCGTTCTAATTGATTCTATACAAGGATCGTTGTTGTTCTTGATTGAATGTAAAATTTCATCTATTTTAGAATCATCTTTGCAAGATAGTTCAAGTAATCTTTTAAAAGGTTGATATGTTGTGTTAGCAACGAAATCTTTCCAGATTCCAGTGTCTTTCCAAATTTGTAAAGCGGTTCTGTTGTCGCCATCACGATAAATAGCATTACATTGCCAATACTTGCCGCGATCTGATAATTGATATCCTAAATCAATCAAAGTTTTTTCTATAACTTCCGCTCGATTGTTAATGGAGGTTAGGTACGTCGTCATCGTTATCTTTAATTACATTTGCATTGGCACCGAGAGCGTCCACTATATCTCTGTAATCACCTTTTTCTGAAACACAGAAGTTAGCGATCTCAAGATTAACAAAATTCTTTTTAAGAGTACCGTCTGCGAGCTTTACTGGATTAATAGCTCCTGCAATATCTTTGCCAAGATGGCGAGCTTTCACGTTGATAAACTTATGAGTTCCGAAGCTGACTTCGTTCTGTAATTCATCAGATGTTTTCTGTCTTAGAATAAACATGTGAGATGAGAATTGAGTAATACGATCAGAAAGAGAAACAATGCTTTCGTCATCAGTTATACTTGATGAATTTTTGTTCGTGACAATACCTGCGCGATTAGACTGTACAGAAGTCATCATTGATATACATGGTCCTTTGTCGCTTACTATATCTTTCTGAATGCAGCGTTTATATTTATCGACCATTTCTCCAACAAGTTGCCATTCTGTTTTATTACCTCCGCTTTCGCTTGTAGTTTTAATATAATCAAAACTAAAAATCATAGGATTTCCGCGACCTATCTTGGAGTAGTAGAATCTTTTTAAAACGCTGATCTGAGCATCAACGCTCATTCCGCCTACATTATAATAATATAAATGCTTGTAGCGTTTATTGATGGTGTTCCATACTGCTCTAACATTATCTACAACTTCTGCGCCAGCCTTTCGCCAGTTGCCGCTTTCTAGTAGATACATTGGAACTTTAGACATTGCAGCGCATTGTCTAAAAATGAGTTCTTCTTTGCTCATCTCTCCATTATCAAAATGAAGAACTGGAACTTCGTATTGTTCAGATACTTTTGTAGTGAAATCTAAACAGAATTGAGTTTTACCTACGCCTGAACGAGCTACAATAACTGTGATATTACCCGGTCTCAAAAGAGAGCCGTACATATCTTGAATTTTAGGATGAGGCCCAGCAAATCCAAATTCTGTAACTGGATTGTTTCCTCGCTCTTCAATAAGAGCTTCCATTTCAGAAAAGATGTTTTCTGGCTGATCGCTGCCAGTTTCGTACAAATTGATCTGATCATTATAAAGCTTATCAGCGGTCTCGATAATGACGTTGTAATCAGAAGATGGAGATATTGACTTCATCTTCTTGTTTATTTCTGCTCCACACATCGCTATTTCGCGGCGTATAGTGTATTTCTTTAATTCTTTAGCTACGCTAATAATTGATTCTGGAGATAGCTTTTTAAGAGATAGTGATTCAATATAATCTGATGGATTAATATTATCTTCGAAAGTTACTCCAAAGTTCTTTACTCTTTGAGAAATAACTACATCATCAATTTTTTCTCCGTTATCGATTGCTTGACGAAGCACGCAAAAGATAGTTCTATTAATTTTGGAACTTTCGCTCCAAAAGTCTTTTTCAGTTATAAAAACAGCGACATCTGAATATCGTTCTGGATATTTAATCAATCCAGCAAGCAACTGAGTCTCTAAATCATACGAATAAATCATGCCAACCGCACATTATCACTCTTCATCGGTGATGTCAATCGAATCTTGACTATTGTTCACTTCGTTTAAATATTTTTCGAGAGCTTTGACGAGTCCCATTTCAACGATTGGGTTGGAGACTTTGGTATAAATCATTGGGCATCCATCTTGAGAGACGTAAGCCACTATAAATCCTTTGGAGGATTCATCGGAACCAGTAAACTCATAGAGTTTATTAAAATAGTTTTCAGGAATTTTAAACTGTTTAAAATTCTCTGATTGTGAATCTCTCTTCATATTATAATGTTACACCTTGACTCTCGAAAAGCTCTTTATTTATAGTATCATTTTCAAATATAGTTACAAGTGTAATTTTATTAAGTTCGCAAAAACGCTCTTTTTTCTTATCTCTATTGAGTTGATGAAGAAAATTCATTCTATTTGTATGGAAGAACTTAACAAATCCAGTATGTTGTCTGCCTTGAACTTCTATAGCTATCTTTTTATTAGCGTTATAAAAGTCCAAGGTAAGACGAGTTCCAACTATTGGAAACTCTTCAAACACAATATTTTGTTGCCAATAGTTGCTTAAAAATTTCTTAGCTTCTGTTTGAAACTTACTACGACTATTCGCGCTCCAATCAATTAAATAATTGCGAGCGTTCTTGCAACGTCTTTTTTTATTACTCAGTGATAGAAATTCCATCGCCAAAATTTAATAAGTTTTCACTGATGTATTTAAAGAAAAACGATTTCAACTTTTCGTTGTTGTTGACCATCTGTTCAAATTTAGCAGACCCTTGAATCTGAGCAGGAAAGTCTGTGAACCCAGCTTCTTTTAGAATATTCAGAAACTCTTCGTCGAAACTAATCCAAGCTCCCTTTTTAATGGCGATCTCCCACATAGTTAGAAAGTCAAAGATTTCCTTTTCGATCCAATTTGACGTTCCATTCTTTCTTCCATACTTAATAGGATAACGAATAGTACAGTTAGTTCTTTCATTTGGCGACTTTTTAACTATAATTTTTACAAAATGACCTAGATAAGGATTCTTTTGTTCGTCATAAGAAGCGGTGGGATCTTCAAGAATCAAATCACCCTTGAAGCGAGAATCAAATTCAAAAATCCAATTAGCAAAATGTAGTAAAGCGTTTCCGCCTGTAGCTGTAGTTTGGCGAATTGGAGCCTTGCTATAAGGATCGAGTTTGATATCAGCGCGAACTTGAGAAACGAATACCGCAACATGACCGCGTTTTTGCAACGCAATGGACATGCGCTTCATTAGATCGGCGGCAATAACTGCGCCACCGGCAACTTTTTGAGATTCTTCAAAAGTCTTTTCTAAATCACCTTTACGAATCAAGCCATCGACAGAATCGAGTAAAAAGAAATATTGAATCTTTTCATCGTTTTTTCCGACTAGTTCTCGCATTGAATCAAATACGGTTTCATGAATATTAGATTCAAATACAAAACATGTGCCTTCCACCCACTCTTCATCATTAAATACGAATTTAACTCCAGAACGAGTGATCATCTCCTTGCTCAATCGCCCTTCGGCTTTGATATAAAAGCCTTTACGCTTCTTAGGTTGATCTAAGAAGTTCTTCATGAACTGAAGCGCACAGCTAGTTTTGCCGCCTTCATTGATGCCGCAGAAACGATGCAGCCCAGTACCAATGCCGCCATTTAAAAAGTAATCAAGAAGAAGGCTTCCGCTAGAAATTTTATACTCTATACTCTCTTCAAAATTATAATGCGAATCTTTATTGTTCTTCAAGAAACTTTTTAGTTGATCTTGAGAAGTGATTATTTTGCCGCTTTCTGTTTCTACTTTTACTTCTTTTATTTTCTTAGTCATTTTAAAAAGTCTTTAACTGTCTTAGGTTTTATACTAATATTGTAGTCTTGTCCAGTCTTTTCGCCAATCTGAACTTCTGTATTTTTGAATTCAGGTTGAAAAATATATTTCTTATATTTATCTGCAATGCCGTTTGCGTCCTCTCCTGCATATAAAGTCAAACAATTGACTTTAACTACGACAAGCTGTTCCCAGAATTTTAAATCAGGAAACTTCTTTAGTAGAGAATTTAATATTCTAAACTGTTTTCCCCAAAATGAAACAGGCACTTTTTGAGGAATATGCAAAAGCTTTCTTAGCAACTCTCTTTTATTCATCCTCGATAGAGTAGCATGAAAACCAGAGATGTCAACAGCAAAAAACCGCTGGTTTCCCAGCGGTTTGTTTTGATTATTTTCTTTATTAAGCTTTCGGATTGAAACCAGCACTCTGAAGATCAGGATTTTTAATAGCAGATTTTTGCTGTTGCAATTTTAGTTTTTCGTCTATACTTAAGCCTTCGATGGCTGCATCTGGAGTAATATTTCCTGATGGAGCGGCAGGGGTTTCTGGAAAAACGGCTACTTGAGCAGCTTCAGACTTTTCAGCTTCTGGTGATTCGCCAGCTTCTTTCTTGCCTTCGTCGTTTAATTTGCCTTCTTTTTGCATCTTTTTTAGAATAGCTTTTTGAAGTGCTGGAGGTAGGGTTTTTTGTTTTTCTGTCAACTGACCAGCCATTTCAGTAAGCATCGAGCGATTCTTCATATATGACATGCCGCACATATATTTAGCATCACTTGTACTCATTCCGGCAGTGTTGATCAAAGATTCGTCTTTGAGCATACACTCGCTCATATATTCGCTATGCATTTCAGCTTCATCTTCCTCCATTATGTTAGAGATGGAGATTTCAGCTATGAGGTTTTTTGTATCGAATTTTATATTTGATTTCATGTTATTTATTACCTTCTAGGATTTTTATTTGATCTATTGTTTTTGTTAAAATATCACCTTTTTTGAAATTAGCTCCATCGTTGATAACTTCGTAAGCAATTATTTTACCCATGTCATCGGGAAGATCTTTAATTTCTTTAATGATTCCTTCGCTATTATAATGTTTGCATGAAGCGTTGGTATTCAGAATTCTCATTCCAGTTTCAATTATGATTTTATCTTCTTTTCCTTTTTGAGAATATACAAGATAATTATAAACAGCAAATAAATAATCCTCCATTAAAGTAATTTTGCTTTGAACCCAAGGTTCAATCGCTTCAGACATCTTCGGATTTGCATTAAGTTTATCGAGCAAGTCTTTAGAATAATCTGAAATATAAGCCAATTGCGCGATTGCCATTTCAGAAGCATCTTCGTTTATATCTTCGGATTCAGTTTCTATTTCTTCAGCGATTTCTTCAGCTTGAGCTAGATGAGGAGCTAATTTTAAAAGATCAGATTCTTCCCACAAGGTAATGCCATCCCATTGATGAACAACATCATCGACTCCACCTTTAGAAGTATAATCAGTTACAGACTTCTTTGATTCCCACATTTTACATGACCAATATCTAGCTTTCCAACGAGGACCGGGGTTTGTATCGCATTGATGTCTAGCGCGAAAACTCTTTCTACGAGCGGGATCGTCGCGTTTGATCTCCATATTTGGATCGCCAAAATTAACTTTTACAATATTGCCTTTCTCGTTTTTGACGTAAACAGAAAACTTCTTTGGCCCTTTGGACGTTCTAAAAGGTTTATTTAAAGTTTTCTTGTCTTTTGACGCTCGTATTTCGTTGCTAAAATTTACCGATATGTTCATTTTTTAATCTTCTATATTAACGAAATTAAGATTTAATTCATCTTCATTTACACCAAATTGCTTAAGATCAGAAAGAGATTCATCAAAATCAGCCTCTTCAAAATCATTAAATGAATAAATGTCTACTATTTTGTCGTTCATGTTATTAGTTAGCTATATCTTGATCTGCGCGACGATAAGCGTCTTTGACTTTACCACCACTTTGCATTCTTAAAAATGTATTCACTCTTGCCATACTCCAAGCTGCTCTTGATTGTCCAGGTCTATGACTAGAACTAAACGCACCTGAGCCTCTACGATACACCTTCTTTAATTGTCCAAGAGTTACTTTCTTAGAATGTTTAGCGTTGTGATTTTTTACTTTTTCTTTTAAAGCGTTAGTTACCTTTTGACTAAAAGTGATTTCAGCTTTACTTACTAATTGTTTTTCATTTTTTTTGTTTAATGCTTCTTTAGCTTTCTCTTTAGCATCTGGGCTTGTACCAGCAGATCCCGGTTTATTTACGCTAG